ATGTTTTTGTAATGCCTATTTCCCCTTGCTTTCACCTTAACATTACAATATTACAAACATTACAAGAAAAAGAGTAATTGTACTATACAAAACAAAAAAAGATTATGCATATGCTGAATGTGAATATATAGAACGAATTGAACTTAGGTCTGTAATGTGTAATTTTGTAATTCATAATAATTTCCCCCTGAACTCCACCTTAACTTTTTAATACCATTATTTGCTATTAAAAAATCTGTAATCTGCCTATATTGTCACTACTCTAATCGACTTCTTGTTCCTAAATGCAACCTTCTCTGGAAGGACCATCTTGATATATTTCCACTTCTGTGGATGATCCCCAACAATGGCACAGTAATTTAGATATAGAGAATATATATCAGATTTCTTGATCTCAATAGGCTTGTCAATAGGAATGTCTTCTAGAAGAATAGAAGACCCATCTGATAGAGTGATACTGAAGTTGTCTATATCCCGCTTCCTAATGTCGTTTAGAAATGTCTCATACGAGTTCAAAGAAGACTCGATCATCTCTTGTCTTAATTCTGAATCCGGTATTTTCTGAAGACTAACAAGAAGGTCATCATCATCTTCCAAATTGACAAGAAAGTTGAAGAAGTCAATAGCCCTATCTTGTGTGAAAAGTTCATTGTAACAGTAATCCCAGAAATCAATGTCACCAACCCTACTATCGTTGATTTTGTATACAATATATCTACCATCTTCCTTCTCAATCTTCAACGCATCCCTATTGTTTGTCATCATAATCTCATTCATGATATTGTCGACTTTCATCGGATCTCTTCCCTTGAACTCGACATCCATATACCGTTCTGTGACCAAACTCTTGTTGGTATCCCAGATAGTATGGAATGACTTAGACTTGGGAAGTTCGTCAACTACTATGAGAGATCTGCCTAGAAGGAAACTATTGAACTTACCAGTCAATTTCATGAGAGAAGTCCCATACCAATGATTTCTTCCCAGGACATATTCAGCAAACCAGTTAACAAATGTACCCTTACCAGCCCGTTGTTTGTCACTTTGAAGAACGACAACCTTACCAGTCTTCTTCCATGGGTATTTACAGATATGACGAAGCCAAGAGACAAGGTACTTGAATAGGTCTTCATCACTGTCAGCAATAATGTCCTTCATATATTTTAGGATAGGTTCAATTTTACCAAGATCAACATCCCTAGGGACATCCGCTAGAAACGGCTCCCAGATATTCAACTCACCCCTTAAAACAGTGTCTGTCTTAGGCTTACATACAATCTTAGAGTAAGTGTGTATTCCGCTTAATTCAAACAAGTTATTGAGATCCATCTCATGTTCAACCTCTTCCTTTCCTTTCCATCCCATGTACCTGAACTTAGTGAGTTTCCCAAACATACACATTGAACCCTTATCATACCGTTCATCGTCAGCAGTCTTTTTGAGATAGTAACCACCATCACCAGAAGAGACACACTTACAAACAAGTGGGAACCGTTGCCTAAAGAAGTTGAGAAGTTCCTCCAGGCAACTAAATGTCTTGTTACGTTCCATGTAAAAGTCGTTGAAATAGTAACTATCCTCGACAATAGGCGGTAATAAATCAAACTCGTCCTCAATGTTAAAGTTGCTAAGGTCTATACCTTGGTCCATCTGTTTTCTGACAATTTCCAACTTGATACCGACCTTGGTGTGAATGTAATCAGCCATATCATTGAGAAGCGAATCTAGATCAACATCAACATTGTTGTAGATCATCATCCCATCAAAGCATAGAGCCCCAACCTCAAGCCCAGCATTTTCAGCAAAGTCCTTCATATGGTTTAGAATAATACCTTCATAGTAACAGAACATCTTGTTACATGCCTTGCCATTGATGTTAAATACTTCCTCACCTTTAGTTCGTTTGATAGCAGAAACATAATGGGGGAAGTTCTTAGCAACACGATCATGGGCATTAGATACCTCAATAGCAAGTGAACGAAACCACTCAGGTGATTTATTAATATCTAAGCAACCATTCCCACCATTGATGATTGAAAGTACAGATGTTTTAGCGTCATCTCGAGTCATATTTTGGAATACATTGGTTATATCAGATAGACAGTTATCACGATTATCAATATAATAGCAAAGGTTCTCACAAGGGATTCCATTATTCTGGCAGTACCACTTGAATATCTCAGGATGACAGTTCTTGATATCCACATCGATCATGTTGTCAGAAGCGATGGTATGTCTGACAGATCTAGGTAGACCCTGAAGGGAATGGGTCTTAGAGAATAGACGTCCATCCTTGTTACCCTTGGAGAAGTCATAGACAACCTTAGAAGATCCGTTTTTATCCTTGGAACCCAAGTAAGATTTGAGAATGGTCTTAGTACCATCATAGTCTGTCTTCTTGTATGTCTTCATATCCTTACAGTTACCAATAACATCTTTCAGGTCGTCGATATTCTTGACGAGACATCTCAATTTCTTGATGTCAATTCTTTCAATAAGTGTTTGGGTCATTTTGGGTGTCTTTTTATCATATATATCACGCTTTTAAATAGCCATATCCAGATACCATATATACGATTTAAAGATTTAACACATATTATAAAAGTATGATAGACCTATCAAAATTACACTTGTCAACCGCGAAAGCAGTAAAGAACCATGGTATTGACCATACAAAGTTTGAGACAGTGGAAGAACTCAGGACAGAGATTGCTAGGTTACGATACCAGAAACATAAGGAGAAGTGGAAAGATGCGATGAGAGTATATATGGTTGAGAGATATAGATCTAATCCAGAGTTCTATAGAGAAGAGAGGAAGAGGATAAGGGAAAAAGCAAAGGAGAGAGATCCAGAAGCATATGCAGAGAAGGTCAGGTTATATAGAAGGACACATTACGCAAAGGTCAAGGCTGAGAAGTTCAAACTCCTTGAGTTGGCTAACTAATTTTTATATTCTTTGTTGAATATAAAATGAGCACCACTGAAGACCAAGCAACAAGTGTCCTCCAGATGGTTATCCTTGGGATCACAATCGTATCCCTGATCGCATCAGAGATTCTTCCCTTCGTCCCAGTAGAGTCAAATGGAATCCTCCATGGCATCCTCCTATCATTGGCTAATATCAAGACAAGGGAGAGAAATGCATCCACCAGACAAGGAGGCTAAGTATACTCTTTCACGTACTGATATATGAACCATCCCATGGCTCCAATGTATACAGTAATCACAAGGCAACTAATAACATTGTCAATCGTGATATGGCATGAACGAGCATCTTGATAAAAACTTTCATACGGCATTTATACTAATAGTTGAAAAAAAATCTTGGTGATCCAATAAAATGAAGTTTTACTCTATCAAGCAAAAAAAGCCTGTTGAAGTACCAGAATCCGATGTGACCTATCGTACTACTAAAAACAAGAGAAAGATGGCTGTTGGGAAGTACCAAGGGGAAACCCTTTATAAGTTTGTCTAACCAAAAAATTATAATTTCAAAGGCAATATGCTTTTTTAAATTATTTCGTTTGGACCATTGAACTCAATGATCATAGCAACCTTATCGTTGCCGGTAGACGCAGGATATAAAGACCCGTCACTTGCCTTAAGCGTAAATGTATATTGACCCTGGATCACCTGTGGATTCCAGAACTGATTCTCAATATCCTGGATAGTCCCACCAGAGTAACTTGAATTGTTGAAGCAACTACCCAACGGAGCGTTATTGACAAGATCTGATTCAATTGTGACATATCCCCCGACAACAGTAAGATCGCCAGATGTTAAAGAGATTGCTTTAGAGTGTATAGTTTTCACCTTGAATGGAACACTGATACTACTAGAGGCTGATGAAGACCCAGCGGTAAATGTCAAGAATATAACTTGAGTCTGTTTCATGTTTTATATGAATCCAAGATTATTTTTTAGAATACTTCATCTTCACTATTAAACTCGATAGTTATAGAAAAAGAGTCAAACCAGTAATCATAAGGATTTGGGTCACCGAGGTCAACTGCAAAATCCCAAGGTTCTGCGTAAGTCCCATCATTGAATCGTGTTTCAAAGTTATAGTATCCATTGATAACTTCAGGTATTTGAAATATGTGCTCGATATCTTGAATAGTAGCCATACTAAACTGACTATCTCGGTGAACCATTCCAACCGGGCGATTACCGACTAAAGAAGATATAAGAGTGATATAATTTGAAACATCGGTATTTCCCTGACCACCATTTTTCCCAGATTTATATGTGATATTTTTGATGTGGATCTTTTTGACCTTGAATGGTACACTGATGTAAACGGATCCAGGGTACAATGCGCTTTCATCAAGAGAATTAGTGTATTTCCCAGAAGGAGCCGTAAATCCTGGGATAAGAGCATCAGGAGTCAAACCAGCCCCAAATTGATAATAATAAGTTTTAGTGATTTTCATTTTTTTTATATCTACCAAAGATTATTGTTTTTCTTCTCCATTCTTCTTCACAATCTCGTCATAGTTCTTATCCACATATTTCAACGTCCTACGAATGTCTTTTTGACCCATATCATGAGCCGTCTTCTCAAGATCTTCCAGGTTTACATCCTTGAACTTATCACTAAGGTATATATGGCGAAGAAGACTGGAACTAATGTTCCTTCCACCGAAGATGTCATTTAGCATAACAGCGATCCTAGACTGGGTAATAGGCTTCCCCTGACCATTGACAAGTAGGTAGTCTGATTTGTTAAACAACTTCCAGGTGTCGATCAATTTCTCCAATGGCTTTGGGATATCATTAATGGTCTGTCTCCCCAATCGTTTTGAGTTCTTGTAAGTGTTGAAGACAAATGTAGCATTGCCTTTCTTCTTGTTTTTGTTGTAGTTGACCATATAGTTGTCTACAGAGTCAGCAGTCTCATCAAAATTGCGGATCTTGAACGAAGCATAGTCCTGGCTTCTGCGGGGAGGGATCATAACGTACATGCTCAGAAGCACATACTTCTGGAGGGTGTCGAATTGGGCTCTATTCAAGACCTGTTTCTTGAGGATATGACTGGCTTCGACCTTCAGATCATTGTATACTTTGTTAACTTCAGCCTGACTGATCAGGTTATCCTTCTGCTTATCAGATAACTCCTGGCTGATCTCTCTCTGGTTGACCTTGTTGGCGTCTTCGGTCATAGCCTTCCTATAATCTTTGAGCGCTTCTACTAACTCTGGGCTATGTTCATTGTGTTTATCATCGAGGATAGTGATGATGACAGAGATTTTTGACTTGCGGACCATTGGGGTCTGGACTTCACCGAGAGAGTCAATGATCTTCTTACGATTTTTGATGAGACCCTCAATGGATTCAGCATCACAGTCGCAGATCTGTTGGATTTTTCGGATTGAAGCCATATAGGTATTGACAGTATTCTTGGCTAAGAGGGGGCGATTCTTGACCATGATGTCCCTGAGGTGTTGGTTATCGGTTTTTGATGCGTTTGACATGTTTTGATATTGAAAAGAAAATAATTAATTATTAATTTTATTCTATTTTGATATGGAAACTGATGTAAACGAGATTCAAAATGGATTGAAATTGAACTAATATGGATATTGGATTGAAATCAACACGTAATATGCTGTTAAACAATATAATAAATATTTATTATAATTTTATACAGCAGTTTTTAGTTCAATCTCAATCCATTTCAATATCAAACTAAACATTCTTGTGATTTATTACCATTCTAGTTTGAAATCAATTGTAATAAATCATAATTCTGGCAAAATCTGGTTTGAAACTCACCAAAGTAGATACCAGGAAAAAAAACCAGGTGTACCTTTTCGTTTTTCTTCGCCTTTATGACGGATTTTATAGAGTCTTCGTCTCTCATCGGCGTATGCTTTGCCTTCGGTCTTCATATGGTTGGGATAATCTGGGTAACCATACGCACCGATCGATGCAACTTTCTTGGAATCCTTATAGACGTCTATCTTCTTCTTTGGGTTAGATGATGGTAAGATCACGACATTCAGTTTTTTGGCTTGATCGTAACTATAAGGGAGAATCTTATACTTTGACATTTGTATTATACCAAGAAGAAAATGGAGATTACAAGATTACATCTGTCAAAGATGGTGTTAAAAAAGTTAAGGTGGTGATCAGGGGGGATTATCATAAATTACAAAAATTACACATTACAGACCTAAGTTCAATTCGTTCTATATATTCGTATTCAGCATATGTATAATCTTTTTTTGTTTTATATAGTACAATTACTCTTTTTCTTGTAATGTTTGTAATATTGTAATGTTAAGGTGAAAGCAAGGGGAAATAGGCATTACAAAAACAT